GTAGCCTACGACAAAACACGCGTCATTTTTTCAACCCTAACAACCTAAAAGCAACCAAAATGGGAACTAGAGGAACAAAACAGAAGGTTATTACCGAAATTCAATATGCTGAAGGCGCACCAGATCCGTCGCCTTGGCTCGATGACCTTGCTAAAAAAGAATATCGTCGAGTTGTTGCGATAATGTCTGAGACGACAGGAGCATTGCAGCAAGTGGATATGGCAACGCTTGAAACGTATGCACAAAGCTACGCTGACTTTGCACGCTTGACTGAGGAGATTCGCAAGGAAGGAGAAGTGTTGAAAGCGAACAATACGGTGTACACGCAAGCCAATCCGAAATGTGCGCTACGTCAGGCAGCTATGAAGCAATGCTTATCTGCATCTGCAAAGCTTGGCTTTAATCCTGTTGATCGCAAACGCGCATCTAGCAAGACGATGGGCAAAAAGCATAACCCACTTGATGAATTTTAAGATGAACAATATCGAAACCGCAAAACAACTTGTGTTAGGTGATCGCAATAATGCTTACGGCGATCCTAAAGATGATTACACGCGCACGGCTAAGATCTGGAGCGGACTGCTTGCTGATAAATTAAAAGACGAGATTACACCAGAGGAAGCTATTTTGATGATGGTAGGATTGAAGCTTTCGCGTGAGATCCACAAGCCAAAGTCTGACAACGTGATAGATGCCTATGGGTATCTGCTTTGTTATGAGTGGGCATCAACTGGAAAAAAGCCATGAACGGTAAAGGATCAGCACCACGCAACTGCTTTAGTGAACAGTTTAGATCCAATTACGAATCAATAAACTGGAAAAAGAAAAAGAAACCTACGCCTAAGAAAGGCGAAAAGTCTGAATGTCTAATCAAACCACAGTAAATTTTGTCACAGAATTCGCTCTTGATATTGTCCAGGGACGCAAGACCGCGTGTAAGTGGGTAAAGCTTGCTTGCGAAAGGCATCTGCGCGACTTGAAAGATGCGAGATGGGTGTTTGATGAGGACGAAGTAAACAAGCGTATTAAGCTTTTTCCGTTACTTAAGCATTACAAAGGCTCGTTTAAAGGTAAGCCGTTCATATTATCCGACTGGCAAAAGTTTGTAATTGGTTCGATCTTTGGCTGGAAATGGAAAGACAGTGCCAAGCGCCGTTACAGATATGCGTTTATTAAAGTACCGCGTAAGAACGGAAAGACATTTTTAGCTGCTGGTGTAGCAATTCAAATGCTCTTGTATGGTCGCAATCTACAAAAGAACGGAAAGTTGCAGCCAGAGGGTGGTGCGGAAGTATATTTCGTAGCTACTAAGGAAGATCAGGCAAAGATCGGTTGGAAAGATTGTTGTTCGATTATTAAGCGCTCGCTTGGTTTTTCAGAAAGGCTAACGGTTCGTATTCACGAGATTAGATATGACGATCAGGATGCGTTCTGTAAGCCGTTAGGCTCAGACTCAGAGACGTTGGACGGTTTGAATCCTGTTTGTGCAATCAAGGACGAATTTCACGCATGGCCTGACAGAAACTTGCACGATGTTATTGAAGATGCTTACGGCGCTCGAGATCAGCCACTTGATTTTATTATTACGACTGAAGGAACGCTAAGAAATTCTATTCACGACGAAATTGACACGCATTGTAAAAACATTTTGTCGAGCGATGGAAGTTATTTGGATGATTCTTTTTTTGCGATGATTTATGAGCCAGACGAAGGCGATGATCCGTTTGATGAAAAGACATGGGAAAAGAGTAATCCTAACTTAGGAATATCTAAGTCGATGGATTATATGCGCGATCAGGCATCGAAAGCGCGTTTGATGCCGAACAAATACAGTACGTTTTTAACAAAACAACTTAATCGGCGCACGGATATTAGTGAAAGATGGCTTTCAATGGATCAGTGGGACGCTTGCAAACGCGTAGTTGAGGAAGAAAACTTAGTTGGAATCGCTGGCACTGCTGGCTTAGACCTTGCTCGCTCTCGAGATATGTCATCGTTTCAAGCGGTATTTCCTGATGGCAATGGCGGTTTCTCAATTGTTTCTAGGTATTGGATACCAGAGGCAGAGATTGAAGAACGTAAACGCAGGGATCGTGTGCCTTACGACGTATGGGAGAGGCAAGGATTTCTGACAGTAACTGAAGGCAACGTGACTGATTTTCGTTTAATTGAAAACGAAGTGGCAGAACTATGTCACAAGTTTCAGATCAACGAGCTTGCTTACGATCCAATGTTTGCAACTGATCTTGCTTTGAGGCTTAGGGACGATCACGGCCTAAACGTAACTGAGTTTTCACAGACCTTTAAAAACTTTGCAATGCCTTGTAAGGAACTCGAGCGACTCTTGATTTCCGGTCAACTGCACCACAACGGTAATCCAATCTTGCGTTGGAACGCTGGCAATGTGGTCTCTCGTGTTGGTCCTAGTGGCAATCAGATGCCAGACAAGGCTAAGTCTAGCGCACGAATAGACGGAATCGTAGCGTTACTAATGGCTTTAGGGAGACAACTTAACACCGAAACCGGCTTGATGCCTATGATTCAATGAACTCAGAAGATATATATCTAACTACAAAGGAACTAAGAGCTAGATTTGAAGATGCAGGAATAACACGCAGCACGAAATTCTTTCGTTGGCTGATTCGTTCTTGTCCAAAGAACATCGCAAATCGTTATTTGAAATTTAGTGATGGCATGGAATATTGGCGTGCCAATCCAGATTTACGTCCACCTGTGTTGCCAAAAAGGAGACGAATCGTACTAAAAAGGCAACAAATGAAAACTTTGTGACCTTTTAAGCAACCTTTAGCAGTTATAGTTTAACTGCAATATAACTTGTTTAGTTGTGTGCCGAGCGCCACAACCGAAACAAGGATTGTACCGCAGACCTTTTGGTCGAAGGTACGAAACGCGACAAGACTTCTGCCTAAAAAGCAGGAGACACGCGGTGCGTTGGATAATTTAGCCGGCGTTTCAGATTTTGGTCAGCCACAAAGCTGGTTGCTTAATTTCTTAGGCTTACCAAGCAAGTCAGGTGCTGCCGTATCGCATACAACTGCGATGAACATTCCGACCGTTTACGCGTGCGTAAACATTTTGTCGGAGGCAATGGCTACGATTCCGCTTCGCTTATACAGAAAGACCGCAAATGGTCGCGAGGAAGCAACTGACCTTGATCTTTATGATTTGATGGTAACGTCGCCGGACGGTTTTCGCACGGCGTTTGAGTGGAGACGTTTCATGCAAGCCTGCCTTTCATGGCGTGGCAATGCGTACTCTCGCATTTACCGCAATACTTATGGCGAACCTGAAAGAATCATTCCACTCAATCCTGAGTTTGTGTCGATATGGCCTCAAGCGGACGGCACGGCTTTGTACCGATATAAGTCGGAAAACATCCCATTTACAGACATTGTCCACCTTAAAGGACTGTCAACAAACGGCTGGATCGGACACAGTCCAATCACGCTCATGCGTGAAGCGCTCGGTCTCGCGCTCACGACGGAAGAACACGCGTCGAGGCACTTCGCAAACGGCGCGACTCCTGGGGGACTGCTAGTTGTACCTAAGAATTTAACATCTCAGCAGCTCGAGGAACTCGAAGCACAGTGGGATACTAAGCACCGTGGCGTTGGATCGGTAAACCGTCCAATGATTGCAAGCGGTGGTCTTGATTGGAAACAGATCGGACTAAGCAACGAAGATTCGCAATTTTTAGCTTCTCGAGAATTCCAAGTTGATGAAATTGCAATGGGTTTCCGCGTTCCTGTTGTTTTAATTCGCAACACAAGCAAAGCATCATCTTGGGGAACTGGCATTGAGACAATTACGCAAGGCTTTGTTAAATTTACTTTAGCTCCACTAGCTCGTTCATGGGAGCAGTCGCTTGATTTATCGCTTCTAACTTACGCGCAACGTAAAGCTGGTTATTATTTTAGTTTTGATTTCCGCAGCTTAATGCGCGGAGACGCAAAGACACGCGCAGCGTTTTATCAGACCATGCGCAACATTGGTGCGATGAGTGTAAATGAGATTCGCGCTGAAGAACATTTTAACGATCTACCCGACAACATAGGCGATGATTATCGCTTGCCATTTAATGGCACTGGAGGAGCGGTCGCAGCACAACCAGCCATTGCCAAAGGCGATGAAGTAGAAGCAGGAGATGACGAATCATGAACAAACACATTGAACATCGCGCAATTAAAGGAATCGAATTTCGCGCAGCAAAAGAAGGATCAGGATCAATCGGAACACTCATTGGATATGCAGCAGTGTTTAATTCCGATAGCGTTGACATGGGCGGTTGGGTAGAGCGCATTGCCCCCGGTGCTTTTAAACGCACGCTTACTGAAAATCCTGATGTTTACGCTTTCTGGTCGCACAATTCAGAGCATCCAATTGCACGCACACCTAATACGTTGCGCCTTTCTGAAGATGACCACGGCCTTCGTTGCGAAATCGATTTAATCGATACACGCGCTAACAATGATCTTCTGGCAAAAATTCGTGCAGGGATTGTTGATTCAATGTCTTTTGGATTTAGGCCGGTTTCTCAGCAATGGGATTCGAACGTAGATCCAAGCGTCGGCGATGGCGATGATTCTGTTAGAACGCTTTTAGACGTTGATCTTTTTGAAGTCAGTCCATGCGTATGGCCTGCTTATCCAGATACTTCGATTGCAGAACGTTCATTTAAGAAGTTCCGCGAAGTATGCGAAGCAACACCTGCGGTTCGCTCGCTCTCGTTTAAGAACGAGGAGCCAGTAGTTCCTGCAACGACTTTGTCAGATAATATAAACGCCAAGAGCTTGTGGGAGGCTCGTGCGCGTTTCCTTTAAACCGAACTCCCGTATCATAATATGAGCCAACTAAAAATCAGAAAATTGCAGGAGGAAATTGGCGCGGTGAAAAAGGAAATCCGCACCTACCTCGATGCTAATCAGAACATCAAGTCCGATGACGCAAAGTTGAAAGAACTCGAAGCTCGCTTCGATTCCGTAAATAGCCAAATCGAAATTGAAACTCGCCAGCTTGCACGCGAAAGCGCAGCACCTCGTGAGCTTTCAATCAGCGAACAACGTGATTCACAACGTTTCCATCTTGGAAAAGCACTTCAAGGTACTCTAACAGGTAAACTTGATGGCGTTGAAAAAGAATTAAACGATGAAGGTATTCGCGAAGCTCGCGATGCTGGAATTAAGAACAACGGTGGCTTAATGCTTCCTTCATTCTTCGTTCGTCGTCAAAACCGTTTAGAACAACGTGCTATGACTGCAACTGGCACAACTTCAACTTCTCTGGACCAAGGTGGTCAAACGATCGCTACAACTCCAGAAGGTCTTGTTGATTCTTTCTACGAAGCAATGGTGCTTGAGAAAGCCGGTTTTACAATCATCGAAGGCTTAGTTGGTAACGTTCCATTCCCTCGTTATGTAAAGGATTCAAATCCTCCAACGAAGGCAGAAAATGCAACTTCAACCGCACTTGCACCAACAACTGCAACAATCACTCTAACTCCTCACCGTCTGCCTGCATATACAGACATTTCCGAGCAATTACTCATGCAGTCATCTGCTGCAATTGAGACAGTTGTTCGCCGTAACATTGCGGAACAAATGGCTGCACAAATGCAGAACTTGGTCATCAACGGTACAGGTTCAAGCAATCAACCAACTGGTATCTTGAACACTTCTGGCATCGGCGCTCTATACGCTGGTGGTGCTAACACAACTAGCTCAACCTATGCAAACGGTTCCGCTCAAGTATGGTCTGACTGGGTAAATCTTGAAACATACGTTGCAAGCCAGAACGTAAGTGGTGGTCGCCTTGGTTATTTAACGAACGCAAAAGTTCGTGGTCAAGCAAAGCAAACCTTAAAGGGTCTAAAGACCATTGGTTCCACAACTGCAACTGACTCACGCATGATCTGGGATGATGGTGATGAAGTTAATGCTTATCCAGCATTCGTCACTAACTCAGTATATTCGACTGGTACAAAAGGAACAGGCACAGGTCTTTCCTCACTCATCCACGGTCGTTTCGACGATGGTTATGTCGGTATGTGGGCAGGATTAAGTTTAGAACTCTTACGCGATGGAACACTCGCTACTCAGGGCTTCTACCGCTTAGTCGGCGCTCTCTACTTCGACTTTGGCATTGTTCGCCCAGTGTCATTCGCAGCTATTCAGGACATCAGCGCCTAATAGTTAGCAACTAAATACAATCCCACTCTTGGTAGGGTATGCCAAGGGTGGGAACACTTTTCTTCCCATGATTATTAAAATTACACGATCTTGTCGGGGACGCTCTCGCTCATTTGATGAAAATCAAATCGTTGATCTGCCAGAAAACGAAGCGGTCGAGCTTATTATGGCTGAGGCAGCTTATGCCACAGACCTTCCTGTTGAAACAACTACCGCAGCACCAGCAATGGTAAACACGGAGTCTCCAATTGCTAAAGCGCTAAAGATTAGCCGTCGCAAGTAATGCCATACGTCGTTACAACACCTCCTAGTTCTGAGCCGGTATCGTTAGCCGATGCTCGCGACTATATGCGCATCGAGAACTCTGATGAAGATACAGTAATCAGTGGACTCGTTACGGCTGCTAGGGTGTTTGTGGAAAATTACACAGGACGTAATTTGGTAAACACGCAATGGACGCTGGTAATGCCACAGTTCATACCAGATGACATTCCGAATTTGCCTAATCTTCAGAATCTTTACTCGATTTACCTGCCTGCTGCTTACAACAACGTTGTTTTCCTCAATTATCAGGACTTAAAAAAGTATTCTAAATCGGTACGCGAGGTGTTGATTGCTAAAAATCCACTCGTTTCTGTCGATTCAATTACTTACTACGATACAAATAACACGTTTCAAACGTGGTCGGTAGGATCTCCAGCGCAGTATTATTTGGATACCGCAAGCACGATTGCTCGCATTGTCTTAGATCCTAACGCTAGTTTTCCTGATACTTATCAGCGTCCAGATGCAATTAGCATCAAATTTACGGCAGGATATGGCTCTGCGCTTCCTGCTCCATTACTTTTAGCGATTAAGCAACTTGCTGCGTTCTTCTACGAATCAGATCAGGCACGTTCTGCCTCTGAAATTCGCGGATCAAGTAGCGATGAACTGCTTAATCATCTTCCTGCGGTCAAAGCGATCTTAGATCAGTACCGCACTACATTCTTGGCTTACCCCGGAACGATGGCGTAACCGTAACGATGTATAAAACTTTATACATAGATACTTCTAGCGGTAACGTCGCAACAACTGCAACGGCACTGGATTATTATCCACCGATTGAGATGTATTTGCGCGATGTAAGTCAGGTTGGGATCTCATTTACTTACAATGCAGCACCAATCACCTCGAGTGTTTTGGCTAACGGCAGTAAATTGAATGTTGGAATTAAGACCGCATCAATTACTTCGTCCGTTTTAACTTACGCAAATACCTACACGTTAAGCGGTGATGGCAAAACGGCATTGGTAAATCTTAATTTAGATACTCCTGCGCTCGTAACTTACTTTAAAAATAACGTTCCACCATCACAACAGAAAGAAACATTCTGGTTTGAAGTGGAAGTGTCTGCTTCTGACAACTCGTTTCGCAAAACGTATTGTCAGTCAGAAGTTGTAATTCACAAAGACGTAAATTCAACAGGAGCATCGGTGTAAAATGTACAATTCACTTTACATCGACATTGCAACAGGCGACATAGCATCAACCGCAGGAGATGCTGATGTTTATCAACCACTTCAAATGTACTTGCGCGATGTCTTACCGATTTCGCTGCAATTCCTTTCAAATGGATCTCCTGTAACTTCAACAGTTTTAGCTAATAATAGCATTTTGCGGTTAGGAATTAAAACCGCATCGATGACATCAACGCTACTAGCTGCGTCATCGACCTATACTTTAAGCACCGATGGAACGGCTGCTTTAGTTATACTAAACCTTAACACCACGGATTTAGTTAATTACTTTACATCTAACGTTTCACCTACCGCAAGACAGGCATCGTTCTGGTTTGAGGTTGAGGTAAGCGCTTCAGATGAATCAACGCGTCAGACATATTGCCAAACGAAGGTCACGATCATCAAGGACATCAATGCTCCTACGGATCTGCCTCCAACTCCTGCAACAACTGACACGCACGTTTTAAAAGGAGCTTTGTTTGATTCAAACGGCAATGCGTTTTGTCCTAACTTTCTTAACTTTCGTCCAGATATTACAGGACCATCAGGCGGTGGCTCAAATTTGGATGCAGTACCTACTGCAAGCGCTACTAAGCCAATGGTTTTTATTACTTTTTACGGCAATCAGTTACGGCCTTGGATACTGACTGCTTCAAGTGGAACTCCAGTCACAGGAACAGGAATAGTTGTTCCGCTCGATTGGAATTCCTTAACGAACAACGTCCAGTGGACCGAACTCGCTTTCTCCTGATGAAAAACCTTTTCGGATCAATTATTGCATTTTTAGGTTTGGTTACTTTAGCGGTAGCTCAACCAACGCCTAGCTTTAGCGTTACGGCTAACTCAAGCGGAACTGTAGTTGCTCCAAGCAACTTTATTGCTGCTAACAATATCGTTGTTACGACAAACAATTATGCCAATCCATCCTGGTTGACTTCATTATCTTGGTCGAAAGTTACATCAACTCCGACAAATCTAGCCGGTTACGGCATTACAGATCCGGTGGTTCTTACTACCGGATCTTATGTCAACCCTTCTTGGATTGCATCGCTTTCATGGAGTAAGATTTATGGCACTCCAACCACCGCATCTGCTTACGGAATTACAAACGGTGCAGTATTGGATAGCATTGGCGCTGCGCCACAAACAGGTTCTGGTAGCTTGGTATTTAGCAACTCGCCAGCTTTAGTAACGCCTAACATCGGATCAGCTACTGCAACGAGCGTAAATGGTCTAAAGATTACTAGCACAACTGGCACAATTACTTTGGCTGGTGGTAAAACTTTAACCACAAACAACACACTTACTTTATCCGCAACAGATAATGCTTTGCTAAACATTGGAAACGGTGGAACGCTTGGATCTGCTGCTTATACGGCTGCATCTGCTTACGATGTATCTGGTGCTGCCTCAGCAGTATCAGCCAACTCTCTGCAAAAGGCATCAAATCTTTCTGACTTAACATCAGCATCAACTGCTAGAACCAATTTAGGCGTTACTGCTACTGGATCTGACACCACATACGCTTATAGAGCAAATAACTTGTCGGATTTGACTTCAGCAGCAACTGCTAGGTCAAATCTTGGCCTTGGAACGGCAGCAACGACTAACTCAACGGCATACGATGCTGCTGGTGCAGCTTCAACCGCTCAGGCTTACGCAATTCAACGTGCAAATCACACAGGAACGCAGCCAGCCTCAACAATAACTGGTTTAGCTACATCAGCCACAACAGATACAACCAATGCGTCAAATATTACATCAGGAACGTTGCCTAATGCTCGTTTGTCGAGCGTTCCTAATAGCGCACTAGCTAATTCCTCAGTAACCGTAACGGCTGGATCTGGTTTGTCTGGCGGTGGAATAGTTAGCCTTGGTGGAACAGTTAGCATTTCGGCAAATGTAACGTCTGTTGCTGGCAGAACTGGATCTGTGACGCTAAGTTCTGGCGATATTAGCGGATTAGCTGCATCGGCTACAACAGACACGACCAACGCAAGCAACATTACCAGTGGCACATTGCCAAACGCACGCCTTTCAAGCGTTCCAAATTCTGCTTTAGCCAACTCCACAATAACGATTGCTGGCAATTCTACGGCCTTGGGAGGCTCTGTTTCTCAAGATAGTATTACTGGCTTATCTAGCACTGGAATCGTCAAAAGAACGGCAGCAAATACGCTTACAACGGCAACGGCTGACACGGATTACACAACTCCAAGTGGTACTGAAACGCTTACAAACAAAACCATTTCTGGTGCTTCAAACACGCTTTCTAACATCGGCAATTTATCGCTTACCAATTCATCGGTTAGCGTAGTAGCTGGATCTGGATTAAGCGGTGGTGGTAGCGTTTCACTTGGTGGATCTACTACCTTAACCGCTAACGTTACATCTGTTGCTGGTCGCACAGGCGCAGTAACTATTTCATCAAGCGATGTTTCTGGTTTGGCTGCTAGTGCAACCACAGATACCACAAACGCATCGAACATTACAAGCGGTACGCTTCCTAATACTCGCTTATCGTCAGTTCCTAATACGGCACTTGCAAATAGCTCAATTAACGTAATTGCAGGTAGCGGATTAAGTGGCGGTGGTAATACAAGTTTAGGTTCATCAGTTACATTAGCTGCAAACGTCACAAGCGTTGCAGGAAGAACTGGAACGGTTACGATTTCATCAAGCGATGTAAGTGGTTTAGCTGCGTCTGCTACTACTGACACAACTAATGCTACAAATATTACTAGCGGTACATTACCAAATGCTAGATTAGCCAACAACTCCATCACAGTCTCTGCTGGCACAGGTTTATCTGGTGGCGGTACAGTAGCACTTGGCGGTACGACAACTTTAAGTAATGCTGGTGTTACAAGCGTAATCGCTGGTACAGGTGTTACTGTTAATAGCTCTACTGGTTCAGTTACAATTAATGCTACTGGCACAGGTGGTACAGTAACTAATTTATCTGTAACAGGTAACTCAGGTGTGCTGGCAGGAGTAACAACCCCTACTACTACTCCAAGTATAAGCATAGGACTAGGCAACATAACGCCTACGAGTGTCACCACCACAGGTAATGTAAGTGGTAATGTTATAACTGGTCTCTATGGAATTTTTACTGCAAATAATAACTCTTCTAATTACACTAATGGTACTGTGGTTGTAACTGGTGGCGTAGGTATTAGTGGACTTTTAAATTTAGGTGGTTATGAACAAATAATTACAGGTTCTACTGGTAATTCAGGTTCAAATATAGGCTTATTATTAAACAATAATACGCCTGCTGCTGGTTATTTACCTTCAGTAGATTGGGCTACTAATACTGGTTTAATATGGGCTGCTATTAATGGCTATCGTAATGGCGGTGGATATGGTGGTAGTTTATTTTTCCAAACCATGAACTCAGGTGGTAGCACCAATGAAGTAATGAGATTGGATCAGGCTGGTAATTTAGATTTAGGCACTACATCAGCCGTAGCAACAGGACTTACTGTAGGCCAAACAACCGCCTCCACTAGCACCACCACTGGTTCTATTGTAACGGCTGGTGGTATTGGTGTGGGCGGGAATGCTTATGTGGGCGGAGCAGGTAACTTTGGTGGAGCTGTTTATAGTCCAGTATTATCTGTTATTGCTGGTAGTTATAGCAAAGGCATTACACTTTCTGGAGACGGAACATCCTTTCAATTTAATGGCAAACTTATTGCATTTTCTGACAATACTTACGATATAGGTTATAGTAGCAATTCATATCGTTTTCGTAATCTTTTTCTTGGGGGCACAATAGTCGACACCAACACTGGCTTAGGACTCAATCTTTCTCCTTCAGCATTCTCTCAATCAGCATGGGGCACTGCTGGAGCTTTAAGCCAAGAAAACGGCACAACCGTGACAGATAGTAGTACGGCAGCAAGTGGTACTGCAACTAGTGAAGTGTTCCATAGCTTTGCTACGCCAACCTTAGCAGCCACAAATACTAGCGTAACAACAACAGACGCAGCTAATGTCTATATAGCTGGGGGTGTTACGGCTGGTACTAATCAGACGATTACTAACAACTACGGCTTATGGAACGGTGGTAATACCAGAATAGATGGTAACTTATATTTAGGTAATCCTGCTGGTAGTAATTCGTTTTATTTTAATTATTTATCCACATACTATTTAGATTTATACGCAACCAATTCTACTAACAGTTATTTAAGAATTAGGCCAGCAGGAAGTAGTGGAAACTTTGGATTTTCAATTAGTGATTATGGTACTGAATCTAAGTTTTATATGCCTTCGGCTTCTGCTGGTTCAGCAAGAATTAGCAATTACATTTATGATACTATTCAATTTGGTAATATTCAAACTACATTAAATCCTAATGGTTCAAATTTTACTACTCCTTATTTAAGTTCTGGGGTTGGAATTTTATTAGATAGTAAGATATTTACATTAACAGATAGCGGAACTGCTGCTAGCGGTACATTGGCTAGTCAAACAACTTATTATTTTGCTCCAATTACTTTAGCAGCAACTAACACAGGAGTTACTACAACAGATGCTGCGACAGTTAGAATAAGTGGTAATCCAACGGCAGGCACAAACGAAACCATAACCAACTCATGGGGACTCCTTAACCAAGGCAATACAAGGTTGGATGGTAATGTTAAGATAAACTCCTCTACGGCTTCTAGCTCTACCACATCAGGCGCTCTGCAAGTGGCTGGGGGCGTGGGCATTGGGGGTTCCGCCTTCGTGGGCGGTAATGTCAATGCAGGTGGTAGCCTTGTTTATTCTGGTGGTACATTAGGTGGTACGTCAGACATATATTCTGGTTTAGGAGTGTTTGGGGATAGCAGTTCTCCTTACAGTACACATTTTAATGCTTATTCATTACAATTTGGTACAGGTTCTAATGGTGCTAGAAGTACCAGAATGTACATTGATAATGGGGGTAATGTTGGTGTCGGTATTACTTCCCCTGATGCTGTATTATCAGTAAGAAACCCTTCAGCTACAGGTAATCAAACTGTTTTTGATATTGTAGGTGCTGGTTCTGCTGTTGATTTGTTTGGTATTCAAGCAAACCAAACTACTGATGTTGTTTCTTTAGGAACTATATACTCTGGGCAATTAGCATTTATACAAAATAATACAGAAAGAATGCGTATCAATGGCTCTGGTAACGTAGGCATCGGCACCACCTCGCCTAGCTCCTTGTTGGATGTTCATGGAGATGTAAGAGCTTATGCTTTTGGAGATAATAATGGCTTCTTAGGCTACTCTGGTAGTACGCACATTATGTCTTTTACACGTTTAGTTAATAGCGGAAGATTATCTGCTTTTGATAGCTTAATGTTTTATACTAATGCTACAAGTGGCGTTTCTAGCGGATCTGAACGTATGAGAATAGATAGCTCAGGCAATGTCGGCATAGGAACTAGCTCGCCTACAACTAGCTTACAAATAAATAATAATGGCACTTATGCAACAAGCGGTAATATGAATACTGGTACTATTGTAGGCAATGGTTCTGGTGGTGTTGCTCTCAATTCTGGTGCTTATGATACAAGTACCACTGCTACTTCTTATGCGTGGTTTAATTCTGGTTACGATAATAACGCTGGAGTTGGTGTGCCCATGGTTTTTGCTACAGGCGGTATAGAAAGATTTCGTGCTGGAACTAACTCCACGTCGTCCTCGACGACATCAGGCGCTCTGCAAGTGGCGGGTGGGGTCGGGATCCAAGGATCCCTGTGGGTTGGCCCAAGCTCTGGAAATGGTTATGTGAATACTTATAGATCTTCTAGCAGTACAGGACAGGTTGGATACACTTGGAATACAGGAGCTACAACTAATTGGGTTAATTATTTAGCAGCTACTAGTAATGATTTAGCTTGGTACAGTTCAGTACCAGTTGGTGGAGCAACTGTTATGTATTTAAGCTCTTATGGAGCTTTTTCTGTATATAATTACGATTCAAGTAGTCCTGTTATAAAAACAGTACAGGAACAAGCAGGTAATTACGCTCAAGCGGTATATGCATATAACAATGGTGGCAGTTATTACTTTGCTGGTTTCTATAATCCAAGCGGTACACCTTTGGGATCTATTATCAGCAATGGTACTATAACGTCTTACAACACCACCTCTGATAAACGTCTCAAGAGTCCATTACGCTCTTGGTCTCTTGGCGATAAGTTTGATGATTTACCAATAGGTGAGTTTACATGGAAAGAATCTGGCGTAATAGGTCACGGAACCTTAGCTCAGGAATTATACAAAGTTTACCCAGATGCGGTTAGCAAAGGTGATGATGGTGCTATGCCTGATCCTAAGAAGGTAGAATCCTTATGGCAGGTTGATTATGGTAAATTAACAGTACCAGTAATTGCCGAAGTCAAAGCCTTGCGTGCTAGGGTTAAAACTCTTGAACAAGAACAAGCTGATACGCAGAAACAACTTAATGATTTAACTGATAAGTTTAACCAATACATCTCAACTCATCCATGAAAAAGCTCCTCATCCTTGCGCTCCTTGCGCTTCCCCTCATCAGCAAAGCACAGCTTGTACAAAGCCCAGAATACTCGTGGCGTGTACAAATCTGTGACCTAACCTACAACAATTCTGGCAGTTTAACGGCTTGTCCAGTTACTGTATTTTATCAATCAAGCGTTACAAACAATGGTGCTTTTGTAGCTAATGTACAAAGCAATCCACAAACGCTTACGGTTGATTTAGTAGCTAAGAAAGATAGCACAGTTGAATTTGGTGGTACAACTTATACTTATGGTCAGGCATTTGGCATTATTAACGCCATATTTACGCAAGAACGTGCTGCTCAATTAGCAGATGCTGCTAAACAAGCTGCTGCTCAAGCTGCTGCTCAAGCTGCCGTAACAACTAATAATGCTGCGGTCACTACAAACAACGCTGCGCCTGCTACAAAATAATGAACTGGAAAACTTACGCATTGCATTACATCAGTGGGCTGGGTGCATCCTGCTTTAATGCCGGTGTAAGCAGTTTATACGCTACATTTGGTCAAGCAGCAGGCGCTGCCGTGATTAAAGATATTTCTCAGCCAACTGTGCATGAGATTGGCGCAATCTTCTTAGGCGCTGCTGCTTTAGAAGCTCTAGCGTTTTTTAAACAGAATCCCCTTCCTGTAGATACAACCATCAATACCAATGAAAAAACTAATCCTGCCACTGTTCCTAGCGCTTAGTTTGTCTGGGTGCGTCAGCACTCCTGCTGGTTTGCCAGCACCTACCGCCAGTGCAAATGTAAAAAACATTGCGCCATTTGTAACGTCATTAGCTCAGACGGCAGTTCCATTGGTACTAAACAAAAATCCAAAATATGCACCAATTGTATCTGATGTCGCTGCTGCTATTCCTGCTGCTTTTGCTGCCGGAAATCTGGACGCTACATCTATATCGGATGCACTTTCACTCATCGGAGGAAAGGCAGGACTTAATGCAGAGGCTCAAGCAGCTATTTCAACGGTTCTTTTAGATGCCGTTACTTGGTATCAAGCCAACTATGGCGTGCAAGTCGCATCTGCAACCGATCCAAACGTTCAAGTGCTACTTAATGCGTTCGCTTCTGGTCTGCAAAACGGCGTGACGCTTTGGAAAAACTCACAACCTAAAGCCTAATGTTTGATTTCATTGCCAGTTTATTCAGCGCAATTGCAGGTTTCTTTGATTTTTCCAAACAAAGACAATCGCTGAACAATACATTTGAAATGCAAGCAAATGCACAGGCAAAGCAAATACAAGCTGACAAGGCTCGTGCTGCTTCTGACTTAAACAATCCTGATCTAACAAATCTTAGAAACGATGTCTCAGAATGAAACCGTTAATTATATTTTTGTTTTTAGGACTTGCAGGATGCGCAACTGTAGCGCAGTCGCCAGTTCAGTCGCATCAAGCGAGCTTCGATGGGAATCAGCAGAACTCAGGAATACTCGAAGCTAACATGGACGGATTCAAAGTAACTTCAAAGTTCCGTGATCGCTACAATTCACTTGTGGCGATTTACGGAGATGCACGCCTTGCCGATAATAGTCCGATATTCACGCCAGCGTTAAGTAAAGACAGTGGAATTACTTCAAACAACGATGGCACATACGAGATTACCAAAGAAGCAATGGCACACATGGTTGAAATGTCAGCCATGCAGAAACGTGGATTTAAACCTTAAACATTATGGACGTAAACCTCAATTCAAGTGATGCATGGTTTGCTAGGCTGGATCAAAGAATGACTCAGCAAGACGCAATTTTAGCGCGCATCGAATCACAAGTTGAAAAGACAAATGGTCGCGTAAACAAACACGATGCGATCATAAATAATTATAAAGGAAAGATTACGATGTTTGTCTTAACGATCTCAGCAGCAGCAAGCGTTGTATTCTATGCAATTGAGGCAGGCATACGTCTAACACTAGCAAAATGACCGACATTCCTCCATTTCGTCCTGACCGCAGGCTTACATTTCTGGTTAAGAATCCCGATTCTAACAAGGTCGGTGCTACTGTGAACCAGTTTGTCGAGCTTACTACGGTATGGGCAATGAAGGCAGATGTTAGAGATTCTAAACGTGGTGAGTATTTGGCTGCTGGTGAGTTTATCGACATTGCGTTTACAACATTCACGGTACGTTACAATGCTGACTTAATACGAGCAGAACGCTGCGAGTGCGAAGGTGTAAGATACCAGATTGTTGGTATGCCTTCTGAAGTTGGTCGTCGTCAATTCCTAGAATTCTTAGCGGAGAAAAAGCAATGATCGAATTCAACCTTAAAGGCATGGATGATCTAACTCTCGCGCTTAAGGGAGTTCCTAAAAAGATCAGCAAAGAAGTTGCATCGGATTCAATGACAATTGCCGTGCGTCCGCTTGTAATGGCAATAGCTTCCTATGCTCCAGTTGACAGTGGCGATTTAAAACGGTCTATCGGGTGGGTAATACGCCAATATAAGACTGGTGTAACGCTGGCGGTAATTGGACCAGTTCGCGGTAAAGGCACGTTTAGAACTAAAAAAGGCAATCTAAATGAGCCAGCCAACTACGCTCATCTTGTGGAATTTGGTCACAATACTCCACGCAGTACAAAAGGACGTAAAAACACAATTGGACCATTAGCCGTGCCTGCGCATCCATTTATGCGTCCAGCATGGGAAGCAACCAAAGAGCAGGTGCTTAATACTTTTAACGATACATTTGGAACGCGCATTGAAGCAGCAGTAAAATCTAGAAAGGCAGCACGATGATTGAAGATGGCCTAGCAGCATACATACAAGCTATTTCAACCGTTGCTGAATACTCACAAGGTATCTATTGGAATATTGCGCCACAACGCGTTACTGCTCCTTTCATTATCCTTACTCAAGTTGCAGGGAATGAAACCTACGCGCACGATGGTCCAGATGGCCTTGGAACGATGCGCATACAAGTTGATGTGTATGCTTCAACGGCAGCTTTAGCTAAAAAAATACGTTTAAGCATAATTAGAGCGCTTAACGGACAATCATTTATGCTTTCAACAGGCGACAAAATCGCGGTTTGCGAACACATAAGCACAATTGACCGCGTGGAAACCGAAATCTTTACGACTGATGCACGTTTTCGCGCCATGACCGATTTCACTTTGCAGTACATAATCCAATAACAATCAAAACCTAATATATCATGTCAGCTACAAAACAAACATTCGGAGTAAGCCTTTCGGTTTGGAATACCAGCCTTGGAACTCCTGCTTATTCAACAATTTCAGGATTGGTGGACATCACTCCTCCTGATCTAGTCGCAGAAAAACCTGTTGACGTTACATCACACGATTCCGCAAACGGTATTCGTGAAATGATTCCTTCTGGAGTCAAGATGTGGACAGAATGCACAGGTGAATTCAACGAAGTATCAGCAGACGTTGGTCAATTATTTTTAATCGGAAACACAAATTCGATTCAGAAGTTTAAGATCGTTAAAACTGCTGATCCAACCGCACCAATTTACTTTAATGCCGTAGTCACTGAAGTGACCAACATGGCACAACAACTTATCGGCAAAACAAGCTGGAAGTTCAAACTAACACCAACTGGTGCTGCTCCTGTATCGTAATATAAACCGCCATGATCTCCTCAATCACCGAACCCGTGACGGTGACAGTAGGTAAAACCAAGCTTGCCCTTCGTTTTGATGGGCGAGCAAGGTATCGCTTACAGTGCATCGGATCTAACATAGACCTTTCCGAATTTGGGAAGCCAAACAAAAGCTTTGTGACGCTCGTAAACTGGGCGTGGGCTTGCTCAATTAAATGTCCATTTGAAAATCCAGAGGACTTAGCGAACGCGGTTGAGTCGGGTGAAGCTGGTACGCTATTGGAAGCGGTACTGCAATGCGTCAAGGAGGCGCTTCAGCCCGACGTAGAAAAAAAAGCATAATTGAGGACTGGGCTTTCTTCCGTGTTCAACTTGATGTTGGCGCGGAAGAATACCTCAGCCTTACACAAAGCGAAAAAACTGCACTTATCGATCAATGGAAACTCAAAGAAGATCGTCGATTGAACGACATTTGCTCGCTTTTCGCCTTTTTAGAGAACGCATTCTTTCGCCGTGGGAAGGACAGGTATGGTCGGGATATTCCGAAAGTATCTGCAAACGATTTCAAACCAAACCCACCACCAAAGTTTCAAAGCGAGGAAGATCGAATCGATCACATCTGGCAAAAATTTAACCAAGCATTTCCTAAAGAACTTCAAGCAACACCATGAGCGCAACAGTCGGAGAACTAAACATCGAGGTACAATTGCAACTTGGAAAAATCCAAGCGCAATTTGACCAGCTATCGTCCACCGTTCAGCGCCATACTAAAACAATGGAAGGTTATTTTAAAGACCTTCAAAAATCTGCCACTAAGTTTTTTGAAGGACTTGTTTCTGTTGAAGCGATAAAGGGATTAGCAGATTATACTAAATCGATTATTGAAAATGCAGCAGAGCTTAAACATTCAGCAGATGCTGCTCGAGTTAGTTCAGAATCGTTTCAAGTTCTTAACAACTTAGCAAAATCAACTGGTGTTGATATAAATCTTCTTACTCGTGGATTAGATACGATGGAAAAGAAGATTGCTGATGCAGCAGCAGGCGTTAAGTCAGCACAAGAACCATTTGAAAAACTTGGTTTAAATGTTAAAGACCTTCAAACGCTTGCTCCAGAAAAGCAATTTGAGGCGTTAGCCAGAGCAGTAAATAACGCTAATGATCCAACCGTTGCGTTTCGTTCTGCGGTAGAAATATTAGGAGCTAAAAGTGCGCCTAGATTGCTTGAAGCATTAAAGCAACTTGGTGAACAAGGTTTTGATGAGTTAGCAAAAAAGGAAAAGGCTGCGGGCTTAATAATGAGCGATGCGGTCATTACCAGGCTTGATGAAATTGAAAAGCACTTGGGAATGAGTGCTACTCAATCAAAAAATTACTTTGGTACTTTAATAGCTCAAATTTTTTCATTCGGCAATTCAGTTACTGCCGTAAACGTCAGAATAGATATGCTTAAAAGTTCTTTAAACTCATTAAAGAAGTTAAATGAGGAAAGTGGATATAATAAATATCAAAAAGACATAGAAGCTACTACTAAAGCATTACAGGATGAAGAAAATGAATTATCAAAATTACAAGCTAAACAAAATGTAATTGATGAGCGTCACGCTCAACGCGAAGCGAGTAAAATGCAGCAATCTGAAAATACTGCACGTTTTGTAAAAGCGCAGGCACAAGCTGAAACTGATTTTGCCAATAAGATGACAGAAGGCAGAATACAAATGGAAGCACAGGGTTACGGAATGTTGAACGTAGCTTTGGAACAACATAGAGAGGAAATTGATAAAACATGGCAGTCTAAAAACGCTTTATGGGCTTTGACTGAAAATCCTATATTTAGAACTCCTGACTTTAAGGAGCCAATTTCAAATAAAGATAAACAGGAAGCTTTAAGGTTATTTGAAGAAACGCGCACATCTGCCGAAAAATATGCAGAACAAATAACTGAAATTAATCGATTAGAAAAAGAAGGCGCGATTGATGCTCAAACTGCACAACGTGCAAAGAAAATGGCTTACGATGATTACAGTGGTATGTTAAAAGAGCAGCAAGACTTGCACAAAGAAGCTATGAAAATGGCAAATGAGCTTTCAAAGTCTTTAGCCAATACATTTGTAAATGGAATCGAAAAAGGTGATCGTTTTAGTCAAATTCTTAAAGGTATTGCGATGGATCTTGAGAAAGCTATTGCTCAAGCGCTTTTATTTAAACCGCTAGAAAGCGGAATTGAATCAATGCTTACTGGTGGATTGGGTGGTGGTAGTGGTGGTTTGTTTACCAGCTTGTTTTCAGCGCTTGGCTTTAGAGCAAGCGGTGGTCCAGTAAGCATGAATCAACCTTACGTTGTGGGTGAAAATGGTCCAGAAGTCATTGTTCCTTCACAAAGTGGAACGGTAATTCCTAACAGTGCGCTTGGTGGTAGTAATACAAATTTCAATCAATCGTTCAACTTTGCTTCGGGTGTAACTAAGAGCGACTTGGCTTCAATGCTTCCGCACTTAGTAAATCAAGTACAAGCAGCAGTTGCTGAATCTGTACGTCGCGGTGGTCCTTATAGTCAAGTATTTGGAGGAGCTTAATCTTATGCCTATTACTTATCCACTTTCGTTACCAACTCAGTTTAAAAGCGCTGAGATTACGTTTAACACAACCAACTTGGTTGCGGTTTGGGAAGGACCATACGACATGAGTGAACAAACGTATGAATTCCCCGGAAAACGTATTACTGCAACGATTAAATTTCCTAAAATGAATCAAGCCAACGGCGAGGAGCTTATTGGCTGGCTTATGTCGTTACACGGTAGAGCAGGAACGTTTTATCTTAACGATACATCAAAACGTTATGCTCGAGGAATTGCATCAGGAACTCCTGTGGTAAATGGAACGCAAACCGCATTGACCACCGATCTTTACACGCGTGGATGGACTGCAAGCGTTACAGGAATCTTGCTTGCAGGAGATTGGATTCAAGTAGGCACAGGATCGTCTGTTCGTCTGCACAAAGTGCTTTCTGATGTAAACTCAGACAGTTCTGGTCATGCAACGCTTTCAGTATGGCCTAATCTTCGCACTGCATACGCAGATGGCACAACGTTAGTAACAACTAACGCGTCAGGTATTTTTAGGCTTAAAGAAGATACTTCGTGGACAATCGACAACTCGAGAATCTATACGGTCAATCCAATTACCGCAGTCGAATCAGTTAGCCTCGTTTAACTATGGCAAGACCTCTATCATCAACAATGACGGCAGCGATCCTCGCACGAGATGTGAGGCTTGCGATTTTGTGCGATTTGATGTTTCCAAGCGCTCCGTCTTACGTTTGGGGTGGTACTGGTACATTATCGGCAAATGGCAACACTTACCTTGGCCTTGGTCCAGTTGGTGCAATTGGAAAGGTAGAAGAAAAGAGCGATGGAAAAGCCACAGGATTAAGTCTTTCGCTTTCTGGTGTTCCGCTTTCTCAAATTTCTGAAGCGGTAAACACGAATTATCAAGGTTCGCCTGTAAATCTTTGGATGGCTTGTTTTGATTCAAGCTGGAATCTGCTTAATTATCCTTATCAATTATTTGGTGGATCGATGGATGTAATGTCGATTCAAGATGGAACATCGACTGCAACAATTACAATGGCAGTTGAAAGTCGTTTAATTGAAACGCAACGACCACGCACAAGGCGTTACACTCAGGACGATCAGCAACTTGATTATCCTTCAGACACAGGGTTTCAGTTCGTCAATAATTTACAGTTAATGCAGATTTATTGGGGCAATCCTAATGGACCATCAATCAATCTTCCTGGATCAACAGGAGTAACTCAAAACGTTATTGGATCTGCGCCATGATTGTACGCTTTCCATACTGGGAATCCAAGCTTAACGCTTTTATTGAAGAAAGGCGCAACGCTCCATTTCAATGGGGTGTTAATGATTGCTGCCTATTTGCGTGTGATGCAGTTAAATCAATTTGCGGTTATGATTTTGCTGAAAGCTTACGCGGTACATATTCAACGGCTTATGGAGCAGGAAAAGTTTATTTAAAACTTAAAGTAAGAGATGTTTCAGAGCTTGGTTGGAAGTATGTTGATGAAGGTAAACTTTCAATAGTTGATATTCGTAAAGCAAACCGTGGCGATTTTTTGGTTTATGCAAATTGCAAAAATAGGTCGCTAGGAATTTCAATAGGAGAATGTGGTGCATTTGTTTCGGAAAAAGGATTGGCTTTTATTCCTAGAATCGAGTGCGTCACGGCTTTCACTTACTAATTATGCCACAAGTAATCGCACCAGTTTTTTGGGCAGTTGAGGGTTTCCTCGAGGTTGACGTTGGCCTTAGCATGGCGACGGCAGTCACAATCGCTGAAATCGGAACAATTATAGTTCCGGGGATTGCAGCAGCGTATGGCGCTTCAAAACTTTTATCGCCTAAGAAAACGCCTTTTCAAATGGTTCCGAATAACTCGCTTATTCGTAACTCAGCAGCAAATCGTTTTCTTGCATATGGAAGATCATCTGCTGGTGGTGTTGTTGTTTACATCAATCAAAGTGGTTCAAGCAATCAATACCTTGATCTTGTTTTCACTTTAGCAACGCACGAAATTGATGCGATTGAAAGCTTGGTGCTTGATAATTGGGCTTTAACATTTGACGGCACAGGCACGAATGGTGGTGGTGTTTGCACAAGCGAAACAGATATGCGAACAGGCGTTACTTCTACGCGCTATGCTGGCAAGGTATTTGCAAACTTTCATCTTGGATTACAGGGAGATGCTGCTGATTCAACATTGATTACGAATAGTGGCGGTCAATGGACATCAACTTGTACATTATCTGGCGTTGCTTATGTTTATTTACGCCTTACTTGGGATCAAAACACATTTAGCGCTGGAATACCTAACATTTATGCAATCGTTCGTGGTAAAAAGGTCTTAGATCCTAGAACTGCAACGTTTGTTACTGGATCAACAACCAGTGGATCAGCGACTGTTAGCGTTTCAAGTACTTCTGGATTATCAACTGGAATGGCTTTTAGGGGTGCAGGAATTTCTCCACTAGCAAAGATTTTATCAATAGGTACTGGTACAGTTACGCTTAATGCTAATGCAACTTTAAGTTACAGTAATCAAACGTACATTGCTGGAAATCCAGCATGGTCACAAAACGCAGCAATGTGTGTTGCTGATTTTATGATGGATCAAAATTACGGCTTTAGAGTAAACGCTGGTGATTTTGATTTAACGTATTGGACAACGGCTTGTAATGATTGCGATGTTTCAATTGGCATTTCTGGTGGTGTATCTGAAGCTCGTTACACGGTAAACGGCACAATCGACACAGGTCGCGCACCTGGGGAAACGTTAGACAATATGCTTGGTGCTATGGCTGGTTTATGTCCGTGGGTAGGTGGTAAATGGTACATGAGAGCAGGAACATACCAAACGCCAACTATTACCTTAACAGATTCAGATCTTCGTGGTGCGCCAACGCTTTCAACGAAAGTATCAAGGCGTGACACAATAAATACTGTTAAAGGAACATACTGCGAGCCAACTGCTCAATATAACGCAACTGATTTCACTCCTGTTGCCGATGCTACTTATTTAGCAGCAGATTTAAATACGCGTTACATAAACGATGTAACTTTTCCTTTTACGACAAGCAACGCAACCGCACAAAGAATTGCTAAGTCAATCTTAAGGCGCTCGAGGTATGGACAAACTGTCTTAACAATGCCTTGCAAACTTACTGCAATGCAGGCTCAAGTTGGTGACAACGTAAACATTACGCTTTCACGTTTCGGATATGTAAATCAGCCATTTGAAGTAGTTGGATTTACATTTGCGCATTATGCAGATTCCAACAATTCGCCAGCGTTAGGAATTGATCTAGTTTTAAAAGGCACAAACTCTGCGGTGTTTGATTGGGCAAATGGTGAAGATGTGGCAAACGCCAGCACAATATTAAGCAATTTACCATCACCTTATAACGTACCAACGCCAACAGGTCTTACTCTTTTAAGCGATGTTAGCACAGTAGCGGTTCAAGCAGACGGTACAATCGTACCACGTTTAAAAGTTAGCTGGACTGCTCCATCTAGCCAATACGTTACAAGCGGTGGATCTGTTGTAATTCAATACAAACGCCATGTTGATTCAAACTGGCTTGATTGGGATAAGGTTTTAGGCGCGCAAACAACAGAGTACATTACTAACATTGTTAGTGGCACGGCTTACGATGTTAGAATTAGCTTTATAAATTCCGCTAATTATCAAAGCGCATGGCAAGAATCTGACAATTACACCGTAAGTGGTATTGCAAACGCTTTATCTGCTCCATCGTCAATCACTGCAACCGCCGGAGTTGGTCAACAAATATACGTTAAATGGACCGCATGGACAGATCCGACAGTGTCATTCTACAAGGTTTACCGTTCTACAAGCTCCAGCGATCCCTCGCCGACTTATCTAGGCTCGACACTGACCAACCTGTTCCTAGATCCCTCACCAACATACGGTATAGCGTATTATTATTACGTCTCGACAGTAAACACGAGCCTAGTGGAAGGGTCAAAGGGAGTAAGCGGAAGCGCAACGGCAACAAAATCAACGCTAGTAAACACAAGTGGACCTAGCACGCCAAGCGCACCAACGTTTGCAAGCAATTTTACCTATACCGCAACAGATGGAACTTCGCTTGCATCAATTACGTTAAACGTAGGTGCATTGCCTTCTGGTGCTATTATTCAAAGCGTAATGTATCGCACAAGCGGTACATCTCAATGGATTAGTGGACCAGAAGATAATAACACATCTGGCGTAACGATGACGGTTTCTGACCTTACAACTGGTCAATCATACGACTTTGAGGTTCGTGCTTACAATGAAAGTGGCGTTTATACCGAAAGCAGTTCACTCACACTAACTGCACCAACTAAATCCACTGCTCCATCGGGACCAGCATTAGTTGCGCTTTATACGCCATCAAGCACTTATACAGTTCCCCCAGCTTACACTGCTACACAAACGCAGCTATATGGAGCTTATTTGACATGGTCTGCTGACAGTGCAACCGATGTTATATCTTACGAAATTGGTAATTCCAGCAATACATCAACCAGTCCTTCATATGTTGCTTATACGACAAGCAATTTAGCTATTCCTGTATATACGCTTAGTTTATTCCCACTGTTCTATTGGGTTAGGTCAGTAAATCGAAGTGGTGTGCGTAGTTCATGGATTGTATGTAGTACGAACATGAACGGCGTGTGTTCGCTAACCGCAGGATCACTCAGCACTCAATCTCAATCATCGCCTTCAATGACAGGCGTTCAAATTGGTTCATTAGGAGCTAGTTCAATTAAACCAATCTATGCTTCATATTCAGATGTTGTAGCTTACACCACGACAAACGGCACAAATTATGAAGCGTTTACAGTAAATATATCAGGACGCGGATTTACATCAGCACCGACAAGTGCGGTGTTTAACATCAACGCACCAAACGTTACTTGTTTCTATAATCCTTATGTGACTGGTTCTTGGAATACATCAACCAGCGTTCACTTCGAATTGCAGGGTGTTAATGGCGCAGCAATTCCAGTCGGCACAGGTTTAATTATCAATTTTACACTTACTCAATAACATGGCTTTACAAAAATCATTCACGATTCCGGGGACTTCATACCCGATTACATATATACGAATAGATCGCGTTGACATTAGCCAACAGGCACAAGATGCGACTTTACGTCTTGGTATTTATCCAGATAAAGCAACGGCTGATTCAACTTCTGCAAATCCAATATCATTTGGAATAGCACGGTTTACTGGATCAAACTTTGATAAATACTTTAGCCGTTCAAATTTAGTTACGGCAGCAGCATCAGGAAAGACTGTTCACAGTATTGGATACGGAGCAATTAAAGATGCTTTAGCTGCTTACAAGGCAACTCCCTCAACGTTCATCGCTTTAATTCAAAACGATTTTGGAGGAATTGAGGCTTTCGATGGAGCTACGGATTGCTAATGGTCAGGCCAAAACGATTCGTTGTCGTATCAGACAACCACGGAGATATGGTGGATGAAGTTTCCGCTAATGCCTTATGGCAGTTCCTGAAAGACTGGAAACCGGAAATTAGAGTCCACGCAGGCGATGCTTTTGACTTTCGCAATCTACGCAAAAACAATTCGGAAGATGAACGTCAAGCATCGCTTGAAGATGACTGGATGATGGGAATTGATTTTCTTCGAAAGTTCTTTGATGGCGGTAAATCAAATCATTTTCTTAGGGGTAATCACGACGAACGCATTTACGACTATTCACGCAATGCTAATGGTTTGATGCGCGACTACGCAAATGATGGCATAAGGCGTTTAGAATCAGTTGTAAAACGCTGCAATGCTAAGATGCTTCCATATGATGCGCGTGAGGGGGTGCTAGAGCTTGGAAAGCTTAGAGTAATACATGGGTATCATGCAGGCGCAGGAGCTTGTCGCTCACACGCAAACATATACTCCAATTGCCTATTTGGTCATGTTCACTCAATTGAATCGGCATCGATTGCATCACGCGAACCAGCAGAAGCTCGTTCAATTGGTTGTTTATGCCGTCTTGATATGGAGTATGCACGCAAGCACACAGGCGTTTTAAAATGGTCAAATGGTTGGGCTTACGGACTGCTATTTGCAGATGGTACTTATCAGCTATTTCAAACTAGAAAAATCGAAGGTCGCTTTTACTATGCAAAAGAAGTTGCAACTTTCGGATAAGATCTGGGCAAAGCAATTCAGCGATATGCTGAACAAGCAAACGGTAGAGCCAGAAGGCGAAGGCTGGCTGATGTTTGATGAATTGTTTAAGAAATCACCACTTACAAAAAACCAATTGCAATTGTGGTTAGCTAAAAAAGTTAAGAGTGGAGAAATCGATAAGTTTAGAGGAAGTAAGAAAATTGAAGGTCAGCCAAAGCTAACAAGCTGCTTTTGGTATAGACCAAAAATTTAACACTTTCCCCTCGTGGCTTCATGGGGACGCTTCTGGCGGAGCGTGCTGCGAGGGGATTTAATTTGCTGCCATTCGTACAAGGGACAGTATCTCAGGGATATTTAATAGTATCACATCAGCGCAATAGCTCTGCATGATGTCTGAAGATGAGAGTTCGAGCCTCTCATGGCAGCGCCTTTAAACACCTTTAAAATACCCTGATTGAGCCTTACCCTTGACCCTTGCTGGTATATATATACCAGCAAGGGTATAAGGGTAAGGGAGTCAATATAACGCAATATATGGGTGCTTAAGAGAGATTAAGCCTTAATACATTGAAGTTTACAAAGTTCAGTGCCAATGCCACTCCCTAAAGGGAGGTGGCACTTGGCACAAACTGCAACGTGCCACGCTCGTGCCAGTGTCATGCCATGGCATAAACTTGGCACAAACTTTCATAACTGTTTGTCACCCAAGGTATAACAACCCCTAGGAGGTACACGTGTTAAATACGCCTGATCTACACCACAACTTAATCTTGAATGTATCGTTCGTTTACTTGATCCAACCAGTTTAATTTTCAAATGTACTAAATTTGTACGCATACCATGCGTCCGTAAATTATACTTGACCTGATGTAATAGGCTTAATTTGGAAGTACGCCTTACCGTCCTGCTCAGTTGCTCTGCCTTTGTAATGACTCCAAAGCATCTTAGGGCTGGAATGGCACAGGATTACGGCAGTCTTAGAAACGTCGCGATTTGCTGCAACGTGGTACGATGCAAATGAATGTCTTAAGCAATTGCGTGGATGTGGTACATCTGCACGAACAAACGCCTTAGATTTAGCATCAAGATACTGCCTTTCAGTCATTGTCCAAGCGCTAGGGTTTGAACGCTCAATCCAAAGCCACAGGTTTTCTGGCAAACCATCGATGTACTGCCGTCTGCGAGTCTTGATTTTTAAAGCAGGCAAGGAAACGCCACGCTCCTCTAGGCTAATGTCTGATGGCTCAATTTTGGCTGCACTCGAGTAACGCAAACCAGCAAATGCCTCTAAAGCCATTCTGCCTAACAATTCTGGTGGCTCGTTTGCGTTCTTTTCAAAGAGCTTTTTAGCGTCATCAACGCTTAAAACCTTAACTTCCTCCTCAATGACTTTGACTGGCTTTAAGCCTTCGCATGGGGAGTCAGCAATCAGTTGGTTCTTTTTAAGCCAATTAAATAGGCTACGAACGCGCACGGTGTGCGTCCTAATCGTCCAGCCTGCTCCATCAATGCTTGAAAGGTACTGATTGATCTCGTTCCTCGATATGGCATCAATTGGCCTGTCGCCAAAGTTTTGAATAAGCTTACCGTAAGGCGATTGATAATGAAGCAAAGTAGATGCAGCGATTCCTTCCGCTTTTTTAGCTGCCATGTACTGCTCCACGGCCTTATCTAAGGGCAACCGTTCTCTTTTAACGCCATATTTTCGCCAACAGGCTAAGACATCGCTTATGGCGACATCTGCCCCTAATTCGGCCTTAAAAGCTCTCCATTGACGGCTTTCCTCAACGTCCAAACGTAGCGCATCTGTGCCTATTTCCTTAACGTTTGTGGCAAGCGATTTGGCAAAATTGATTTGGTCAGCAATCGTTTTAAAAGCTTTAAAACGCCTCTTATTTTCAAGAATCCACTGCACAAGGTAAGGGCTTGGCCTGTTTTCAACCGTAATCAGACGAATTCCTCGTGGTGGGTTATAACTCTGTTTGCGCTTTTGATTGCTCATCTTGATTGCGTTTGATTGTTCATTTCACCACTTTTCGACAAACACTCAACACTTATCAAATCGTGTTTCTCAGAGTGAAAACCTCTTTTCTTGAGGAAGGTGGTGGACCCTACTGGGGACGCACCTGTCATAGGGAGAAGGGTGCTTGATTGCGTGTTTGATTGCGCATTAAAAAGTGTTTTTGAAGGTTTTTTGCAGGCTGAAATCATGCTTGGTATGACTTAATTAGTTCAAATATGTAAAAATACCTAGATGATAAAATTATTAGAGTTGTGCTAAAATTGCCGTTTCAACCAGCAATTTTACCCTTTGAAAATAATCCAGTTTAAACCAACTGAATGGTATTTTCGTAATGCGCTTCGCAAAACTCAAACCTTGGATCAAGCCAAGGAAATAGGGCTGATTTTGGTTAGGGAGTTGGAAATTCAAAGGCAGAATCTTAGAGATTTAGGAGTTAAGCCTAAAAAGACCTATATCCTAGAAGCTGAAGCTTTGGATAAAGGCATAGAATACGAGGCTTAAGCAATTCCCTTGTCGTTAATTTCAGAGTCTAGTTGAGGCATTGCTTTAACCACTTTGATTTCTGGCGAACGGCCTAGGTCTGCGATCAGCAATTTGGTTATTAAGCCAGACAAACTGGTCCCATGAGCCGTGATTGCGTGCTGCTTTGCACGCTCCCACAGATCTTTTTCTAAGCTAATTGTGATGGGAACTTTCATGGGTATTTACGAGGTATAAACTACGTAGTTTATCCATTTAAGCAAGCAGTATTGCGTTTTTTTACTTGCTTTATACGTAAAGCCTACGTAGTTTATACGTACGCTCTAATTATTATTTACTTACCTTTTTTAAAAATGGCTAGAAAACGCATTCTTAAAGACGCAAAACCTAAAACAATTTGGATTGAATCTGAACTTGAAGCAGCAGCCGTCGAAAGAGCTTTTGAGGCAGGCTACAATTTTTCCGAATACCTAGCTAGATTGCTGGTAGCTGATTTGAACCGAAAGGTGGGCATAGCTCACCGAAACCCTCGTCGGTTGATAGGAATGAAAGGCTAGCATGAACGAAACCAGCCTTCGTCCTGTTTATACTACGGAGCAATTTTTGACCGAGATACTCGGCAATAACCGTTCGCCTGACTGGATTCGCATGCAATGCCGTACAAAGCGAATCAAGACCGTAGCTAAAAGACCTTTCTTAATCCCTCAATCAGAAGCCAAGCGCTTCATTTCTCCAGAATGAAAGAATTTATGAAAACAATAATCGCAATCATCATGGTTGGACTCGTCGGTGCTTTATTATCAGCAGCGATATTTTGGATGTTTTTAAAGGCCGTCTTTAAAGGCGAAAAGCTTCAGACAATCTGCGATCAGCTTAACGACGTTCACGATTAATTAGCGATGCAGCCAGTAATCGAACATCATTCGCAGCACATCGTGATTCCAAACGCTCTTATTGAAGCGCTTATAATCGTGGAATCTCACGGTGACGATCTTGCTTACGGATTGGATGGAGAGGTTGGCTGCCTGCAAATATCTCAAAAGGTGCTTGATGATGTTAATCGGTTTTATCCGATACATTGGACATGGCACGATTGCTTAATACGCGAACGGTCTAAAAAGATTTGTCGCGTTTATTTAGAACACTACGCAACAGAAAAGCGTATTGGTAGAAAACCAACGTTAGAGGATATGGCACGCATTTGGAATGCTGGTCCTAAAGGTTGGAAATACGACATCACTAAAGAATATGCGCAAAATGTATTGCGCGTAATGCAGCAATTAAATTTTGGCGGTTCGCCGTCCACTCAATCCGAGACAAGTAATGCGAAGAACGGGGAGACTGACGCAACAGTCGCCGTCAATAACTCCTGTGAAGGTTTACGACTTTCACAGGAACAATTTCAGAACTAATGAGCGATATAACAGACATCGAGCGAGACATGGGAGACGGCGATAATACTAAGGAATGCCGTTATTGTAGAAATGGCAGAATCTCGGTCGATGGCGGTTCGCTAATTTACAGATGTCCTGATTGTGAGGGTAAAGGATACATCAATTTACCTAAGCTCGAGGACGACGATCCAGAATAATTTTTGTTCAATAAAAAAATAAATACCCACAATGGCTACAAAACTAAAAGCAAAAGCACCAGAGCTAGTTAAGGCTGGTAAAATCAAGGCCGTACTTTACGGACCTTCTGGCGTTGGCAAAACCACGTTAGCACTCAGCTTTCCTACACCTTACTATTTTGACGTAGAAGGTGGAGCGAAAGGTCCACAATACCGTGAACTGCTTAAATCAGCAGGCGGTGCTTATATGGGTCCAGAAGATGGAACACTTAGCTTTGATACTTTGATTGAGCAGATGTCGGCTTTGGCTACTGAAAAGCACGGCTTTAAAACGCTGATTGTTGATTCGCTAACTAAGCTTTACCAGACCGCAATTGCAACTGAAGCAGAACGCTTAGGAGACAAGGACGCATTTGGTGCATCTAAGCGTCCAGCAATAGCTCAAATGCGCAGACTCGTGATGTGGTCATCACGCCTAGACATGAACATTTGGTTTGTATGTCACGAAGCTAAAGAATGGGGATTGGTAAACGGTCAACGCTCAGAAGTTGGAACTGTTCCTGATGTATGGGAAAAGTTGATCTATGAACTAGATTTATCGGTGCAGGCAATTAAGCGTGGTCCGCAACGCATGGCTCTTGTTAAGAAATCACGCCTACTTGCTTTTCCTGACGGTGATTCATTTCCGCTAGAATATAAAGAATTTGCTGCACGCCACGGTAAGGAAACCGTCGAAGGCGAATCGGAAACAATCACCCTGGCATTACCTGAGCAAATTGCAGAAGTCCGCAAGCTTTTAGACATCGTTAAAGTCGATGAAGCAACGATTCAAAAGGGATTCGACAAAGCTGGCGTATCTTCGTGGGAGGAAATGACGCAAGAGCAAATCGCAGCATGGCAAACATTTTTAAAAAAGAAAATCGCATCCTAATATATGAAATTCACACCTAAATCAGATCAAGAGCTTGCAGCAGGAACATTGATTCCAGAAGGCGTTTATCCTTTTGAGGTAAGCGAAGCAGTTTCTAAGACAAGCAAAAGTGGTAATGAAATGATTGAGCTAAACCTTCGAATTTATATGCCTGATGGTCGCGTTCGTATGCAGCGTGATTGGTTGCTTGAAAAGCTGGCTTACAAACTAAGTCATTTTTGCAAGTACACTGGTTTAACTGCTAGATATGAAGCAGGCACTTTAACTGACACGGACTGCCAAAATAAAAGCGGTTACATTAAAATCGTAATACAGGAGCAAAAAGATCAGCAGACAAAATACCGCAATGCGGTAGCTGATTATGTAAAAGCTCCTGCAAACGGTTCATCTAAGCCTCAGCCAACTGAGGCACAATTAGCGAATCAAACGGAAAGAAACGACGACGTACCATTTTAGTTATGATTCACTCAAACACTCTCGAGGCATACCATTTTGGTCAGGTTGTTTTCGGGTTAAAACAAAAACAAGTATTACAGATTATTGACCGACTAGGTCAGGCAACTGACAGAGAAATAGCTGCTGAGTTTGGCAAAGATACTCCTTATGGTATTCAGCCAAGAATCAGCGATCTGATTAGGCTTGGTGTTTTAGAGGAATGTGGATCACGCAAGGATCCTGTTTCTGGCAAAAGAGTTCGCGTTACTAGGCGTGTAATACCGCAAGGAACGCAACTTTGCTTTTTGACTTAATGAGTGAATCGCAAATACAACGTGCCGTGATGAATTGGTGGGCTTTGGCTCATCGAGGATTAGGCATTCCAGACGAAAGGCTCCTTATGGCATTTCCGCTACAAGGAGCGCGTACGCCACGCAATGGTGCGCGTATGAAAGCAGAAGGATTAAGGAAAGGCACGCCAGATATGTTTCTGGCGGTTGCACGCAAAGGAAAGCATGGGCTTTGGATCGAGTTAAAGGCAGAGAAAGGCCGTTTATCCGATTCTCAGTTTGAGATGCTAAACATTTTAACTGCGCAAAATTTCAAAGCCGTTCAAACGACCGGATTTGATGATACATTAAACATTTTAACTAACTATTTAAGTGAACAATTTTAACATCCGACAAGCAGACAGTGAACGCTTGGGATCAAAGGGCGCACTTTTCGATATGATTGCGAGAAAAGCGCCACTATTGATGAAAACTGGTGGAGGCAACTTATCTCGAATCAGCCAAGTATGGGCTAAGAGAACCACAATTCAAGATCGTGAGCTTTTTGTAAGGCGCTTACAGGAGCTTAGAGCTTTAGGATATACAGATTTCAAAGCTCGCGAAAAAATATCCGCAGAGACCGGATTTTCTGCACAAACGGTATGGAATTATACCGGAGGCAAAAAACCTAAAACAAATCTTACAAAAAGATGAGTTTACCGCCTCCATATTATCAAGACGAATATGTTACGATATACCATGCTAATTGTCGTGATGTAGCTCCGAATTTAGGAAAATTTGATCTTTTATTAACTGATTCACCTTACGGTATTAAAGCTGATGAGGCAGCTAGTAAGAATAAAGGAAAGTGGGGATGGAAAGATTATGGATCATCAAATTGGGATCGTGAACGTCCAACAAAAGAAGATTTTGATATTATTTTGTCTTTAGCAGATTACGCAATTATTTGGGGCGGTAATTATTTTGCAGATTTACTTCCACCAAGTATGGGATGGCTCGCTTGGGATAAAGAACAACGAAACTTTTCATTAGCTGATTTTGAGATGGCGTGGACAAGTTTCTGGGTAGCTGCACGTTGCTTTGATTATTCGCGAGCTAAGGCGATGCAGGATGGAAAACAACATCCTACACAAAAGCCAATTAGTTTGATGAATTTTTGCATCAATCACGCGGACGAAAGAGCTAAAACTCCAATGAATACGATTATTGATCCATTTATGGGAAGCGGAACGACTTTAAGATCTGCCAAAGATTTAGGCAGAAAAGCAGTAGGTATAGAAATTAATGAGGCTTACTGCGAAATCGCAGCAAATCGAATGGCACAGGAAGTTTTTGCATTATGAAATTACTCAAAATTGAAATCATCAAAAAAATAGTTTCTGAGCATTTTGGTTATGCTTCAGAAGTCGTATTTTCAAGAGACAGAAAGTCTGGATTAGTTAAAGCACGACATTCTGCTATTTATATTACATCTGTTTTAACGTGGTACGGAAGAATGGAGATTGCTGAAGCTTATAAAATGAATGTCAGCAACATTTCATATATTTTAAGCACTGTTGAAGATTTTAAGTCTGTAGATCCACGGTTCGCTAAAGAACTCGAGGAGCTTAAACAAAAATGCGAACAAGCAATTTAACAAAAATACTTATGTCTGATCCTAAAGAAAACATTGAAAAGCTAGTTAAAGATACACAAGAAATAATGGAAGCTGCGACTTCGCAAATCGCTAAGGTTTGCGTGATTCGTAATCGATTGCAGAAAACGCCAATCAATAAAGTACTGTCTGAAATCCTTCGTGATATACGCAACGTTAGTCGCGAAAAGACTAAGTATGTCGGCAAAACGTGGGATGAGAAGGTTGCTTTAGCTAAAAAACAACCAGGAGAACAACCAGCAGAACAACCACCAAAACAACCAGCAGATTTCATTCGAGAAAGTCAGTTTTGCAACCAGCAGAACAACCAGCAGAACAACCAGCAAAAAAATACATTAATGGAGGTCATAAAATGAAGGCTGACATTCCATTATACAAAGAGGGCGAAATTGTTTACCATAAGACCGAGGACGTTCCGGGGGTCATTATTGGCTTACTTTACCAAGATGGAAACGTTAAGTATCAAGTCACTTGGCAAGGTCGAGCAACCGACATTCACTATTCAAGCGAGCTAACCAAGGAACGGCCTTATTTTATTTCACGTTCTGATGAAACGGAGGAAGTGTAATGCGTATCAGAACTGTAAAGCCAGAGTTTTGGGGACATCCAATTTTAGCAAAGCTAACTGATGAATCGCGTTTGCTGGCGATTGGTTTGCTTAACATTGCCGATGACGAAGGTTATTTTTTAGCTGATCCTTTACTTATCAGATCATCAATTTGGCCATTCGACGATGATTCGACGAAGGCTCGACGATCCATCGACGATCTTTCGCGCATAGGTTATATTTTTGTTTCAAAACACGAAACTCACGGATTGATTGGTTATGTTGTAAATTTTACAAAGCATCAAAGAGTTGATCGCCCAAATGCCTCTAAATTAGCATCTTATTTTGATTCGACGAACGTTCGACGATTAATCGACGATGATTCGACGATTGATCGACGACGGATCAGGGATCAGGGAAAGGATCAGGGAAAGGAACAGGGAAAGGAACAGGTAGCAGGGAGTGCAGAGGGATGTGCGGATGTTTCCGCACCAACGTCTAATTTGAAAAAAGAGAAGATTGTTGAAACCGATGAGCAATGGCTTGAAGGCTTAAAAGCAAATCAGGCTTATCAAGGAATCAACATCGTTGCCGAATACGGCAAAATGGTTGCTTGGTGTGGCGTAAACAAGAAGCAGGCAACGAAAAGACGCTTTATCAATTGGCTCAATAGGGCTGAGAAGCCGTTTTCTTTTACTCAGGTGGGGCAAACTGCAAGCAGTCAATACCAACGTAGCCATAAGGTACACGAACCGGCTAATTGGCGCGAAGTCTTACGAATCAATTATCCAGACAACGTATTCTCAAACGATACAAGAGACTTTCAATCAATGTCTGTATCTCAGCAGCAATCAATCGTTGATGCGTTTAATCGCGTACCACCAAATGAACGGAGATCTGCGTAATGCCAAGCAAGACACAAACCATTTGCCGTCAAGCTGGTTGCAACAGTATCGCATCAAGTAATGGCTTTTGCAATACGCATCAAGGCGCTGCTGACCGCCAACGTTCAAGCAATACCAATCAGGCACAGATTGATATATTTCGCGGTGGAAGGGCTTGGAAACGCTTCAGATCGTGGTTCATAGCTGAATATCCGCTTTGCAGCGATCCGTTTGGAGATCATAAACACAATGCAATTGCAGCCGACCAAGTGCATCACGTTGTACCATTATCTGTACGGCTTGATCTTGGCCTCGAGGAAACCAATTGCAGAAGCGTTTGTACCGCTTGCCACGCTCGTTTAAGCGCGATGGAACGCAGTCACAACCCCTTGAAAGCCTTTAAGATATGGCCTTTGCGTCCAAGACTCGAAAGGGCGGTGGGTGGGTCAAAAGTTTAGGAGGGCCAGCGTCCAC